CATAGCAGAAACCGTACCGGAGTTGACCGATGAACGTGATCCTCGGGGGGCTCGTCCCCGCTGCCACCTACAAGGCGTTCCTGGCCGCCAAGGCGCAGGTCTACGTCGACATGCTCATGCAGGTCCCCGGCGCCGCGTACGCGAGCGGCGCCGCCGACGCCAACGGCTACCTGACGCTCGATCTGCCGCTGCGCCAGGAGTTCCTGATCCAAGGCCCGAACGGCTACGCCAAGCGGGTCCTGAACGCGACCACGGTAGGAGGCGCGCCATGACGCTACTGCCCGTCACCATCGACGGGTCCGACATCCCGCTCGACGCTCCGCGCAGTCAGGGCATGGACGACGCGACCGCGGCGATCGTCGCTCAGAAGGCCGCGGACTACCGCGGCGTCGTCATGCACCTGCACGCCGATGTCGTCGGCCGCGACGTCACCCTCACCGCCGCCAACTGCCAGCCCGGTCTGATCGCCTTCGGCTTCGGCGACGGCAGCTACGAGGTCGAGGAGCGCATCGACCAGGGCGACACGCCGACCGCCACCCATACCTACCCCTCAGACGGCGTCTTCACCGCGACGCTGCGCCACGAGAACGGCGACCGCGCCGATCTCGAAATCCCGGTCAACTGGCCGCCGCCTCCCCCTGACTGGCTGTCTAACGAAGGACCCGTCGACGAAGGAGTTCCCGCGCCATGAGCGACCAGAACGACATCCCCCGCTACCACGACCAGCCCGCCACGCTGGACCCTCGTGTGGAGATCCCCGAGGACGCGCCGCTGGCGCAGGGTCATCTCGACAAGCCCGAGGACACCGCGGCCGACGTGCGCGAGGCGGCCGAGGCCCACAAGGAGGCCGTCGAGGAGGTCGAGCAGGCGCGCGCCGATGCGCGCGAAGCCGGTGAGCCCGAGCCCGGGGCGCCCGGGGACCCGACGCAGCCCACGTCTGAGACCGGCTCAGATGACGAGTGCCCGCCCAACGGCACGATCGACGACGTCAAGGAGTGGGTCGGCGATGACCCCGATCGTGCGCAGCAGGCGCTCGACGCCGAGCAGAGCGGCCAGCAGCGTCAGACGCTGATCGCCTGGCTGGAGACCAAGGTCAATGGCTAGCGGCGACGTGACCTTCGGCTACGGCGCCTTCCTGCCTGGCGAGACGGTCAACCTCTCCTCGCGCGACATCACCCCGGGCGTCGCGCCGGTGTCGCTGGCCAAGTCCGGCGTCGTCGGCGCCAACGGTGGGCTGACGATCGCGGCCGTCCCGCTGACGGTGACGCAGCACGGCACGACGCAGCCGGTCTATCCGGTCGGCGTGGGCGCGACGTCGAACCGGACGATCGGCGGCTTCCGGACGCCCTGATGCCTGTCGCCAACTACGACCGCTACTTCGGCGGCAACGCCGCCAAGGCGCTGAGGGAGCTGGTCAAGCAGTACGGCCCGGAGAAGGGGCGCCGCGTCTTCTACGCCCTGGTCAACAAGCGAAAGAAGCAGCGCTGAGCATCGAGGCGGTCCGCCGTCGCCTCGTCGATGACTACCCGTACTACGCCCGCACGGTCCTGAAGATCGTCGACCGCGGCAAGGTCGTGCCGTTCGTCATGCGCCCGGCGCAGCACGACCTGTGGGCGATGCTCAAGGCCCAACGCGATCAGGGCGAGCCGATGCGCGCGATCATCCTCAAGGCGCGCAAGCTCGGGTTCTCGACGTTCGCGCAGGGGCTGATCCTCCAGCGCACCACGCTGATCCCGTACCACGTCTCGACGGTGATCGCGCACAACGCGCCGACGGCCGCCGCGATCTTGCAGGTCGCCGAGACGATGTACGCGCACCTGCCGGACATCCCCGACGAGGAGATCCAGCTCAAGCCGCCGATCGCCAACCGGCGCCGTCAGAAGGAGATCCGCTTCGGCGAGCGCGACCGCTTCTCCGGCACCGACGCCAACCAGACCTTCGGCACCGGCCAGAGCGCGCTGAGCGTCGACACGGCCAGGGAGTTCGAGGGTGGCCGCGGCTTCACCTTTCACTCGATCCACGGCTCGGAGGTGGCGTTCTGGCCCGATCAGAAGCGCAAGCTCACCGCGCTCAGAAACGCCGTCGACTCGACCGACCCGAACACGCTGATCCTGCTGGAGAGCACGGCCAACGGGCACAACGAGTTCAAGGTCATGTGCGACATGGCGCAGGCGGGCGAAGGCGACTACCCGCTGTTCTTCGCTGGCTGGCATCAGGACCCGCGCTACCGGCGCGCCCTTACGGCCCGGCAACGGGACCGTTTCGTTATCGGGGACGAGGCCAACCCGTTCGCCGGTGAGGACGAAGCCGAGCTGCACGCGCGCTACGGGCTCGACGTCGAGCAGCTCCACTGGCGCCGCTGGGCGATCGAGCACCTGTGCGCGTCCGACGTGAACATCTTCCGCCAGGAGTATCCGAGCTTCCCGGAGGAGGCGTTCCTCGCCACCGGCCAGACCGTCTTCGGCGGCATCCTGATTCAGAAGGCGCTGAGGGACACGAGCAAGGCGCCGGAGCCCCAGACGGCGTGGCTGGAGGAGACGGCCACGATGACGCGCAAGACGCGCCGGGGAACCGTCGAGGTCCCGACCGATCTGAGGATCGTGCCCAACGGCCCGTGGGAGATCTGGGCCGAGCCGTCTGAGACCGGCCAGTACGTGATCGCGTGCGACCCCGCCTCGGGGGAGGACGACGAGAACCAGGCGAACTTCGGCATCCAGGTCATCGACCACAACACGCGCGCGCAGGTCGCGCAGTTCGAGGGCATCCTCGATCCCGATCTCGTCGCCAAGCAGCTCTACCTCGCCTGCCTGTGGTACTCCCGGCACCGGCGCCCGTGGCTGGCCGTCGAGCGCACCGGGGGCTACGGGCTGGCGATCATCGACATCCTGTTCCACGACTACGGCTGGCGTCAGATGTATACGCGCCGCCGCCAGGACAGCCCGACCGGCTCCTACGCGGACCGGCTCGGCTGGGACACCACGCGGGCCACGAAGGGACTGCTTCATGAAGAAGCGATGGCCCTGCTGCGCGAGGGCTCGCACGGCATCCAGAGCCCACGTCTCGCCCGTCAGATGGAGACCTACGTGCGACGCGGCTCAGGACGAACAGGTCCGCAGCCGGGCTCGCGCTCAGACCTGCTGCTCGCGTGGATGATCGCTCAGACCGTTGCGTCTGAGAAGCCGCCGCGCGTCGAGCGCAAGCGCCAGCCGCACGTCCGCCAGCGGCGCGTCCGCTACGCGGTCACCGGCTACTGAAGGGAGGCCGCATGCCCTACGTCTGCCGCATCTGCGGTCTGAGGTTCCCGGTCACGCAGGATCACGCCTTCGTCGAGCACGTCGGCCGCTGCGTCAAGCGCAACGAGGAAATCGTCGACGCCTTCCGCCCCGCGGTCATGGAGTTCGGCGATCCCGAGCTGGCCGCGTTCGCCCGCGAGGAGGGCTCGGTCTACAACCGCCGCCCCGGCACGAGACGGAGGCCCCGCTAGATGCCGAACACCTCTCGCCTCGCCCTCCCTTACCCGATCAGCTCAGACACCGCCGACGTCCCCCGCGACGTGCAGGCGCTGGCCGATCGCATCGAGGCGCTGACCGCATGGATCAGAGCGCAGGACATGGCCCAAGGCGTCGGCGCCTTCGTCACCGGCGATCTGAAGCTCTCCGCGGCGGCGCCGCCGTCGGGCGCCGATCCCAAGCCGTGGCTTGAGTGCGACGGCTCCGCGGTCTCGCGCACGACCTACGGCGCGTTGTTCTCCGCGATCGGCACCGCCTACGGCGCGGGCGACAACAGCACGACGTTCAACCTGCCCGACTACCGCGGCCGTTCCCCGCTTGGTCAGGGTCAGGGTGATCCGATCGGCGGCGTCGCGATGACCGCGCGCGTTCGCGGCGCCAAGGTCGGCGAGGAGGTCCACAAGCTGCTGATCGGCGAGCTGGCCGATCACGACCACCTCGTTCCCGACCACCAGGGCTACAGCACGGGCTCGCGCAACTACGGCGCGGGGTCGGGCGGGCCGACGCTCTACGACGGCACGCAGGTCATCAACGCCCCTTCCATCGGGGTGACCCTCCCGTCCAGCTCGACGATCGCGACGGTCAACCAGCCGCACAACAACACCGGCGCGGCGACGGTCTGCGTCGTCCTCGTCAAGACCTAGGAGGCGCCCATGAAGCGCGAGTTCACGTTCCTGGGCGAGCACACCCCGGACGGCTTCATCCAGCACGAGCGCGAGGAGGTCAGGCAATGCCTGCTCGATCTCGAAGGCGCGCTGGTTCAGCTCGGCGGCGTGTTCGTCGTCGCCTCGATCCGCGAGCAGGTCGCGCCCGAGGAGTACCTCACCGTCGGCATGCGGATCACCTACGACAGCTTCGCCCCGGCGCGCGAACTGCCGCCTGAGCCCGCCGAGGTTGTGGAGAGCTGATGCCCGTCGCGCTGGAGGGACGCGAGCGCGATCTCGTTCAGATCGTCGAGAAGGCGTACAAGCGATCTGAGCCCGAGCACAAGTCCTTCCGCGATCACGCGGACGAGTTCTACCGGCTCTACCGCGGCTTCACCGACTTCAAGAAGAACGTCGCCTCGCACTACCGCGACGCCGATCAGGTGGTCGCCGCCGCGCGCTCGGAGTGGGGCGCCGAGCTGTTCATCCCGTTCTGCTTCTCGACGGTCGAGACGATCGTCCCGCGGATGGTGGCCAAGGGGCCGCGGATGATCGTCGTGCCCCGCGACGCGCAGGCGGTCGGCTCGGTGCGCGCGATGAAGATGGTCATCGACGCGCAGCAGAAGCAGATCAACTACGAGACCGTCCTCCAGGTCATCGGCAAGGACGGGCTGATCTACGGGCTCGGCGTCGGCAAGACGCGCTGGAAGTACGAGAAGCGGATGCGCGTCGTCGCGCAACAGGGCATCGAGCCCGACCACTGGATCGAGGGCCAGCCGCAGCCCTACGTCTGCTTCGACGACGCGGTTGCCGAGCGCGTCGACCCCTACGACTTCATGTGGGACCCGCTCTCAGACGGGATGGAGAACGCCGAGTACGTGATCCACCGGCTGTGGCGCGGTCCGGCCGCCGTCGCGCGCAACGTCAGAGACGGCGTCTGGCGCGCGCAGGAGAACGACCCGACGTGCCCGTGGACGCTCGACGACCTGCTCTCCTCGCGAGCGCGCACACAGCGCTCGAACGTGTGGGACGAG